ATATTGCCTTTGCGTATTAGCTTGGCAAGTTTTTCAAAACGTTCACAATGTTGCTTTGTCAACGCTTCATTTTTTACATCAAGGATTTTCGCTTGGTCATTGGCGGCAATTGTGACCGCGCTTATTTCGTATAATTTGACCTCTGATATTTCGCGAATTTCCCCTTTTTGTTGTTTTTGTATTGGCATAATTCCAACCGAATTTTCGGTGATGACGCCGGCTTTCATTAGTTCAATCGTGTCCATTCCAAGTTGCGTTTTTGCAACCTCGGCAACGAAAACAAGTCCCTTGTCGTCTTCATATAGTTCAACCATTTTTCCAATTGGTTTGAACATGTCGTGTTGGTATAAGTATTTGACACGTTCGCCGTTTTCTTCAATGGTCTTTTTATATGCACCTTTGACAATCACGTCGTTGTCAGAATCTTTATTTCCAAAATAAGAACCGTAACCCTTGACAATGCCCGCCTTTTCATCGGCGTCTAGCAATTCCCCAACGGGCGCGGTTTTGAATAAAATAGACATATTTTTATTTTTTACAAATTTACAAATTTTTAATTTAGACAATTGACGAAGTTCCCGCGCCGGACAAGCCAACACCAACACCCGTCAATCCTTCACGCGCTTGCGCACCTTCAACCGGAATTGGAATGATACCGCAACGACAATTGATTCGATTTGCCCCCGAACCTGAAGGGTCACCGGGGCGTCGCATTTTATCACTTGAAATTTCAGTCGGCACGTCAAAAAACCCGTCAAAAGGAATATCCGGGTGTCTTTCCATTTCAACGTGGTCGGCTTTGTCGCCGTTAAAAAAAGAACGCACACGACCGTCGCGCGCAGTTATCCAACGCTTTTTCAATTGGTCGGGCGGAAACAAGGTTGTTGCGCCTTTTTCAACACCAAGGTTTGCCGCGTTTGTCGCTTCAGTACGAACCAACCGACGTGCTTGGAAATCTGAATATCGTGTGAACTCTGAACGTAAAATCCGGGCGCGCGCCGCTTCACCAAGTGAATTGAATTCAGGGTCTTGCATTCTTCTTTGTAAAATCTTTTTAAGTGTTGCAAGCGCAGTTCCTTGAACCAAAACGACTTGCGTTCCGGCATGTTGTAAGGCGTAAGCATTAAACGCTTGTTGAAATACGTCTTCAAGTTTTTCCGAATCAAATGCCTTTGGAATATACCGCCGAAAATTGTCTGCATACCACTTGGCAAAGTCCAAACCGATGTCAGTATAAATTGCAATGTAAATGTTTGTCCAATCGTCGGTTTTGAAAATCCCTTCAGTTTGAATGTTGCTTGTTTGAATGAAGGTGTCAATCGCTTGAAAATAGTTTCGCTTGTAGAAACGCTTTAAACGCGCGACAAGGCGGTTTTCAGCACGTTCCAAACGCTTTGAAAAAGCCGAACGCCAATCGTCAACGAAATCTTTTTTGACAATTTCTTTTTCCCTCAATGCTTGCATCTTATTTTTTTGTGTTTTTGAATTCAAAGTTCACGCCCGAAATGGAAAGTTTTTCAATCACTTCGGTTTGTAAATCGCGCAACGTTTTTTCAATCTTGTCTTTTTCGTCAATGATTTGCGCAACTTGTTTTTCCAAACTTTCGTTTTTCGCTTTCATTTTAGAAACTTCTTCAGGGTCTTTGCCAACAAAAGTTGCAATCACAACAGATAATGAACCGACAAGCATTCCGACAATCACTTTGAAAATGTCGTTGTTTGATTCCGGGATTTGATAAAAAGCTAAAAACAACAAAAGTCCCATGACGAGAAAAAATATAATTCCCGCACCAATATAACCGCGCAATTCTTTGTCTTTGTAAATGTTCATTTTATCGTATTTTATCAATGTAGGTTTGTATTTCGTTTACATCAACGTCAAGTGAAAATGACAAATCCGCCGTCCATTGTTTGACGGGTTTTGAACCTTTGTAAACAACAACAATTGGAACGGTTTTGATATTGGATTTCATTTGACTGTTTTGATTTTCAAGCCAACCAAATTGAACTTTGCAACCAATTAATCCATTCAAGTTGATTGTTTTATTTTGATTCCAACGGGCGTTGATTTGTAAGACTGTTATTTCGTTGCTTTCAACTGGCGCATGGACTGATTTGATAGGAACAAACAAAGCCAACAATACAAGCAACAAAGTTTTCATTTTAGTTGGTTTTTAATTCATACAAACGCGCTTCAATGATTTCAAGTTTTTCAAAGTTTTTTTCAATAAGTTCCCGGTTGTTCATTATTTCCGAACGAATCGCATTGTCTTTCAAATCGTATTCTTGACGCGAAATGACGGGTTCGGGTTGCAACATTGCTTCATTGATTTGCGCTTTTAAATTAAAATAAAAACCCGTCGCAATAATAAGTCCGCCCGCCAACGAAATGATTGTTTCGATTGACATATTGAATTTAGTTTCTTTTGATAGTTCTTTCATTTTTATCAAATTAAGTAACAAATAATTTTTCCATGCGAACAACTTATATTGTCAAAGTGTCCAACAATATCGCACGCCGCTTCAACGTTTGTGATTGTTATTGAAGAATCACCGCCGGTTGTATTGTTGTCGGCGGTAAAACTTGAATTTTTTAATGGACGTATTGTGTGAAAGTATTCACCCGCGGGCGTTGAATCCCCGGATTCCAAAACGCGACAACCAAATTGTCCAAGGTTTGCTTTTTGCCATATATGCGAAAATCTTAATTCATTAGCCATTTTTATTCGTTTTCAAGTTTAGACAATGTTTCTTTGACCCAATTACGCATTGAAGTCCCGCCCCAAAGATTCCATGCAACAAAACCGTTGTCCTTCCATGGCGTTTCCTTGTATTGTTCCGCGATTTTTTCGTTGCCTTCATGACGTGCAAAAAATGAATTGATTCTTCGCAACATGTCAACATTCAAAGGTGCGCGTTCAGATATCATGCGCGCCCTTCGCCAACCCGTTGGGGTTCCCGCGCGTACTTCGTCGCCGTATTTTTCGCGCCACTCAATCATTCGTTTTGCGTTGTTGGTTGCGCTTTGTGGGTAATTGTCAAACGTGTGACCGTCTTTTTCTTCTTCTTCTTTTGAACTCATTGGGTGTCCCTCGGGTAACAAATCGGTGTCGTGTTTTCCTGAACGGAACTTTCCATTTCTAAGTGCAAACAAATAAGAATTCACACGCGCCATTGCCCATTGCTGGGGTGAAGAAACATTCGGTCGAACCGATTGTGGGTTGGTTCTGTACGCGCCAATACCACGTTCATAAACTTCAAACAACGTGTCAACGTCAGTTGATTTGTCAGGGTTGTTGTCAACTTCGTCGTTGTGTTCTTCAACCTTCTTTTTAAGTGCGGCTTTCAATCGCGCTGAAATCTGTTTTTCTTCTTCTTCATCGTGATAATTCTTTTGCGCTTCAATCGCGGCTTCATACGCTTCATGCGAATCAAAAGGCATGTAAACTGTTTCGCCGTCAAATGAATGTTGGTGGTGTGAAGGTTTTCCGCCAAGTTCAACCGCACGCGCTTCAGCTTCTTCAACTGTTGTAAACACGTCGGTCATTCCCGGGACAAGCGCCTTGAATAGCTTGACCATTTCGTCAATTGGCTTGTCGTCTTTCGGGTCTTCAATAGGGTCAGGGTCAGGCATTTCAACACCAACGTTTTGTGTTGGAATAAGGTTCGCCGGTATGTAATAGTCATCAAGTGCCGGGGTGTCTTCATCTTGACCGTATGACATCGCAACACGTTTTTCGTTTGGCGTCAACCACCACGCTTGCGTCAATTGTCCAACGACTTTTTCCGTTTCTTCTTGCAATTCAGGAATTGTTGTGAAGTCAAAGTCAAGGAATAAATTGTCACCAAACTTTGGAACCAACCAACGGTTCAATTCGTCGCGTACTTTGACAAGTTCAGGAATGATTGCATTTTGATACAATGCCTTTTTGGCTTCCTTCATGTTGTTGTAAGTAGTTGATTCGGTGTTGTTTAATAGTTGAACCGGGACGTTGTAAACATTACACAAATCCTTGATTGATGCGTTGTATTGTTCAATAAGTGACACGTCAGCGGCGTTCAATCCGAAGTTAACCCAAGACAATTTTTTTGGTGTTATTATTACATCACCCGCATTGTTTGAACCTTGGAATTGTTGGCGGAATTTGTCTTTCAATTGTTGCGCTTGCATTTCATTAAGGTCGCCTTCTTCACTCATTAAGACACCACGCGCCGTTTGGTTTTGTAAATACTTTACACCAGTTGTGACGGCTTCATTGTTTGTTGTAAGTGAACGAAGTCCAGCACGCAAAGGCGATTGACCGTACAAATGCGAACCCGTCCCGTCATAATACGGGTTGAAATCCTTGATGTGACAAATGTCGTCAGCGGGCAAATCAAATGTCCCGTTGTATTCAATTCGATATCCTTTGACCGGTTGCATAAAACCGCCCGAAACAATTTCCATGACTTGCGACGGCATGACATAAAGTTCAGAATAACGCCCTTGATTCATTCCGGTTTCCGGTGCAATTCCGTAGATGTATCGGTTGCCGGTAAGTTTTCCGAATGCAATCAATTCAGTCAAAAATGAATTGTAAGATTGCGAAGGGTTTGGACGTTCCAATAGTTCATGCAATGGCGTTCCTTCCAATTCGTTCAACGCTTGTTTTCTTAGGATTTCCGCTTTGTAAAGTGCGCCGGAATCAATTGTCCCGCTTGTCAATGCCTTGTATCT